ACCAACAACTGTAGAAGCTAGTTGTGTGCTAGAAATATACCCTAAATTTCCTAACCCTGTTACTGTTGATAATAGTTGTGTGCTAGAAATATACCCTAAATTTCCTAACCCTGTTACTGTTGATAATAGTTGTGTGCTAGAAATATATCCTAAATTTCCTAGACCAGTATTTGTTGATTGAGTTGTTATACCTAACCCTGTTACTGTAGAAGTTAGTTGTGTGCTAGAAATATATCCTAAATTTCCTAGACCAGTATTTGTTGATTGAATTGTTATACCTAATCCTGTTACTGTAGAAGCTAATTGTGTGCTAGAAATATAACCAAATGTTCCAAGACCAATTATGGTAGAAGTAATAGATGTTTGTCCAGCACCAGCACTACTAATATAAATATCTCCTAATCCAGTTACTGTTGATAATAGTTGACTGGAAGAAATATAACCAAATGTTCCTAATCCAATTATAGTAGAAGTAACAGAGGTTTGCCCAGCGCCAGCACTACTAATATAAATATCTCCTAATCCTGTTACTGTTGAAGTAAGTTGACTAGATGAAATATATCCTAGATTTCCTAAACCAATAGATGTAGAAGTAATAGATGTTTGCCCAGCGCCAGCACTACTAATATAAATATTTCCTAGACCTGTTACTGTTGATAATAGTTGGCTAGAAGAAATATAGCCAAATGTTCCAAGACCAATTATGGTAGAAGTAGTGTTTGGTTGAATAATAGAATTTATTCCTTGAAAACTTGATAATAATTGACTACTAGAAATATATCCAGCAGTTCCTAATCCATCAATTGTAGAATTTGTATTTGGTTGTATAAATTTAGGAATACCAGATACAGTAGAAGCAAGTTGGCTAGAAGAAATATATCCAGAATGAGATAAATTAACTAAAGTAGAAGCAAGTTGTGAACTAGAAACATAACCAATAGTTCCTAATCCTCTAACAGTTGATTGTAATGAAAAAGAAGATATATATCCTAGATTACCTAATCCAATAATTGTAGAAGTAACACTAGTTGCTGTTCCTAGACCATTCACAGTAGAAGTAAGTTGCGATGTAGAAATATATCCAGCACTTCCTAAGCCAACTACAGTAGATGTTAAATTATTTAATGTTACTGAACCCGCAGTAGATAAATAGCCGAGATTACCTAATCCAGCTAATGTAGATTGGAGACTCTGTGTTGATATATAACCAATAGTTCCTAATCCTCTAACAGTGGAAGTAAGTTGTGGAGTTGATATATATCCCAGAGATCCAAGTCCTGTATTTGTAGATATGAGAGCATAGATAAATGTAGAAGTATTAGAAGAATTTCCTAAAATATTTGTTCCAGTATTTATCCAACTACATGTTTTTTCTTTGAGTCTTGTTAAATATTGTGATGTAGAAGAATCGTATGATGTAAAAGCACCAGCAACTAGAAATTGATTGTAAGTTTCTGGATAAATATCATATACAGAATTATTGAATCCATAAATTACTGGAAAATCAGTCAAATAATTCCCATTTGAATTAACACGTGTTATATAATGATTTGAATTTCCTTGATAAGAAGTAAAATCACCACCTATTATAAAATTATTTGATAAATCTACAACAGTTTTTCTAACAGCATTATTAAAAATAAATCCTACATTATTACATACAGAACCATTTGTAAATATTTCAATGGCATAATTTGCCGAGGTTCCATTATAGGATGTAAAAGCACCATTTATTAATAAGTTTGAATTTACTAATGTTTTAATAAAATATACTGAATTATTAAACCCAGTTCCGCCTTGAAATATAGTATTTTCTAATGTAGCATCTGATAATAAATGTGCTATATTATTTGATATTATAATAGTGTTATAAATACCAAAGGACCCTCCTACAAATATTGAACCATCACTTTGCAATGCGATTGTATAAATCGGTCCATTAAACCCTAATCCAATATTAAATGTTGGATCATAAAATCCACCAGATGTTAAACGAATTAGATAAGGACAATTATAACTATCATAAAAATTGAAACTACCACCAATATATATTTTCCCATCAGTATTAATTACAATAGAGTTAACGGGACCATCAAAACCTGGCAATGAATTGAATGTAACATCCACGCTGCCATCAGAATTTAATCTTATAATATATTGATAAGTGCTTCCGTTAAAAGAATTAAAATCACCGCCAACCAAAATTTTATCATCACTTTGAATTGCTATTGTTTTTACAATTGAGTTAAACCCAGTTCCTATATTAAAAGTATTATCAACTGTTCCATCATTATTAAAACGAATAATATAATTATATGTAGAACCATTATAAGCAGTAAAATCACCACCAGCAATAATTTTTCCAGTAGATTGTTTAGCAATAGTTCTTACAGCTCCATTGAGTTGTGTGGCCGTAAAGGACCCATCAATTGCTAAAGCAGGGCTTGATCTCCATAATTCTCCATCTGAACCAATAAACAACCCATAAACACAAGGATCCGCACCAGCAATATTTGGATCTGTATTAATTCCATCCGAGTAATAATATAAAGTTTTTCCAGTAGGCCCTGTAGGTCCTATTGGTCCTTGTGGGCCTGGTGGACCTTGAAAACAACCACATTGACTTAAAACTGTTTTTGCTTTATGGATTGCTGTAAGCTGTGATGCTTGCATTACTCTACTTTTGGATGTATTTGTTTATTTTACACAAATAATACTTACTTAAAAGAGTATTAATAGTATGTTTTAGGCGATAGTGGAAACACACCGCCTAATTTGGTCTCTTAGTATATCGGTAATTACATTGGACTTTGATGATAATATCATAGTAATCCAAGAAGCCCAGTTCGATTCTGGGAGGGACCTTTTATAACTCTTTACCCCCATAGCGTAGTGGATAACGCGTTTCCCTTCTATTGCGTAATATAGGAAAAGGTCGTAGGTTCGAGTCCTACTGGGGGTGATATCCGCAAGGATATTTTTTATATAGTATTATCTATATGAAAAATATCATTTTCTTCAGGACTAATTTAATTCTTCTTTTATCTCATATATACAAGATGGATTAAAATTATTTATTTTTTCATTACTATATCCTTTACAATTCATCATTAATTCTACACCACTTTTATATAAAATACGCTTACTTGAGTGACTATGTCCGCATATCCATGCTTTTAATGATTTTGATTGTAAATGTCCAGATAATTCTGTATAAAATAAATAATTTCTTGGATCATTAATATATTTTTCATTAATTAATAATTGTGATGGTAAATAGTGTGTTAAAACAATTGTTTTTCTACCTTGTTCTTCTAATAATTCTAGACGTTTCATTAACCAATAACAATGATCTTCATGTATATCATTTATATCTTGTGGTGTAAAACGTCTACTGCCGTCAATACTTATATAATTCGTATCATTTAGATATGTCAAACAATCTACATATTTATAACTTGGTATATATACCCATAATGTACATCCTAAAATACTATAATTTGTATTCGGAATGTCAAATTGTTGTTTCTGTAGATAATGAACATTTGGATAATTCTTAAATAATATTTCAATATATTCTTCAGTTTGTTTTATAGAACATGGAGCATTATACTTCCATTTTGTATGTATTTTATTATAATAGTCATGATTACCCGTTACATAAAATACGTGTAACCAGTTTTTAGAGCAATAATCAATAAACTCTTTGAATGTTTGTGATTTAGGATATCCAATATCTCCACATAATGCTAAATAGGGAGCATTTGGTATAAGAAATTTATTATAATCTATAGAATTCATTGTTTCAAGATGTATATCACTTACATATTGTATATTCATTCTATAAAGAAGGTATAAACAAATTTTTATATACTATAATAGATAAAATGGGTACAAGAGGATATTATATATTCAAATATAATAATAAATATTATATATTTTACAATCATTGGGATTCATATTTTTCTAATTTAGGGGCCTTGATTATAAATGAATTAAAAACAATTGATACAGAAATTATGAAAATATATATTGATAGAATCAATGAAGATGATATTACTGATGAAAATGGCGGGAAAGATTATGAAGGTTTAATGAAAGCATTAGAAAATCCTGAAAAATATTATTTAGAAAATATTCTTAATGAAGAACCAGAATTATATTTTGATATTGAATATATATATATTATTGATTTAGATAAAAATATTTTTAAAGTAAAATATAATGATGAAAATGGAAATGTTCAATGTAATCGCTTTAATTTAAATTCTATTCCAGAAAATTGGATTGAGTTATGTAATTAAGGTCTAAAAAACTTTATATATATATATATAGGTATAAAATGGATCATGGTGGATTAACGCAACTAGTAGCGATTGGTGCTCAAGATAATGTTATGTTTAATAAATAATAAAAGAGCAGCACAACAATATTTTGAATTACCCTTTAATACATCTCCACAATTTAATACACAAGTAAGATGTAATATTGTAAAATATGCTGATACAGTTAATTCATTTAATATGGCTCCATTACCAGTAGGATGGAGATATAAAAGATGTTGGACAACACATTTGATTAAAACATGTTATATTACAATTGGTGGAGAAATTATATGGAAATCCAGTAAGGAATGGCAACAAATGAATAATCTTATTTTTGAAAATAAAGATAAAGAACTTATATTTGATTATGATGCTGACACAAGAACTATCTTGTCTAATGAAGAACATGAAGTTATTGTAGAACCAATTAATCTAAAAAATGCTATAGTATCAGGTTATGGTATTCCAATAATTTGTCTACCATATAGCGAAGTACATTTTATTATTGAATTTGGTTCGCTTATGGATTGTATTGAATCTTATAATACCAATCCTTTACCATTAAATCCTCATCATAATATGTATATGAATAATTGTACTCTTATAGGGTTATATACATATTTAGATATTGATGAAAGAAGAATATTAGCAACTCGTCAATTTCCTGCTGGAAAAATAACAAAACACAATAATACGTCTTATCAAATTACTACAAAAGCAAATAGATATGCTAACATTTATCAAAACCTACTTTGTTCAGCAGTATACATCCATATTACAGATATAAATGATAATGAACTTCCTAGGCAAATACTTAAAAATATAAAGGTGAAAATTAATAATAGGGAAAGACATAATTATTCTGGATTACAATCACGCCATCAAATAAGAAATAATCTACCACATCCCACAAAAACAAATAATAAATCCCAAAACTTATATTATATTTCCTATTGGCCTGGAAGAACAAATGAATTAGGAGCAGAACAAGGATTAAATCTATCAAGAATAGAGATTTATACAATGGAATTTGAATATGAAAACTGGGTACCAAATGATTTACAATTCAAAATTAGCATAAATCACAGAACTCAAAATATCTTGCAAGTTGAGTCTGGAATGGCTGGAATAAAATATGCTTTTAATAATTGTAATTTTCTTATGTTACAAGCACCCCCAGAAATACCAGCACCTCCAACAGGGCCAGGTCCAGCACCAGTGCCACCGCCAGAGCGAATGCTTCAATTTCCAAATACAACTCAACAAATTCAAGTAAATGCTGATGATACGTGTATGATTTCACACAATACTTTTAGAGAAGGAGAATCTGTAGATCAGTGTAAGCAATGTAATAAAGTATTCACAACTATTATGTTATCACAATGGTTATCTACAAGAAATCGCCATCAACATAAATGCATTCATTGCTCACAAGTATATAATATCAATACATTTATAAGAGGAAAGGCACATATAGTTGGGCCTCTTTGAATGTTAGATGGAATATTTGGTAGGAATGTAAATGCATATATAGATTCATATTTATTTAAACATAAATAAATATTAGTTATATAATGAAAGAAACATATTTAATTAACACTAGTTGGGGTAAATTTAAAGTAAAATATAATGAAGATTCAATATCATTAGGAGGTTCAACTATATGTATTACAATATCATCAAACGGAAATATTGGATGGTTCGAAACTACGAGAGGAGGATGTGAAATTAATAATAAAGAAATAAAAGTATATTTTGTTAATTTAGCAATAACTATTTTTCATAAATATTTTCCAGATATAAAATATATAACTCTATCTGATGGTAGTTCATATAATTGTATTCTTCCCGATGGAGTTAAAAAAAGAATAAATTTAATGTATGCTAATTTATTATTTCATGGTAAAACATATTATGAAGAAAAATATGGAGCAACATTATTATCTGATGATGATATACCTCTTTTAGAAAAATTTAAAAATAATAGAAAAGATTCAAAATATAAACCAAAAACATTTAATTTTGAAAATAAATCATTGAATGAAATATTAACTCCATTATATGAAAAAACAGATACATGGGAGGATTTTTTTAAACTTATTCAAGATAAATATAATAAAAGAAAATGTGAAGTAATATATCCTTGGTATAAAAAAACGGTATTTGAATTAATTGGAACAAAATCTATATCTGAATATTGGAAAATTGATATTCATAATATAAATAAAATAGAATATAAAAAAATAAAAGAAGGTGGAAATAAAACTTTAAAAAAAGATAAAAAATATAGAGAAATAGAATATCCTTATTTTGATGGATTTAATAATGAGAATTTAAATTATACAAAGAAGTATTTATTTTTTTGACTTTGCTCTTTTTCTTCTATCCTTCAAGGTTTGTAAGAATTTTGAAAGATATGTTAGGGCTTGTGCTTTTGTAAAAATTGATTATATGTTTAAGTGTTTTTAATTAATAGAATGGAATCTGATATAAAATGTACTAATTATATAATTTGTAAATCTTAGATCTAACTTATGTATTAGTTGTGATACTATATTTGAAGCAAAATTACAATTTATTGATAATTGTAAAGATAAAGATGTATATAAAAAAAGAAAGTGAAACTAAAACAAAATTTCTACTGTTCCACTGTTCTACTGTTCTACTGTTCTACTGTTCTACTGTTCTACTTTTAATATTATTTAATTCTCGTAAATGAGTTTCAACATCAAAAGGTGGTATTCTTAATTCAGCAGTTACATTTTCAATTTCATATATAACATTATTTATAGAATTATAATAATATGATGAACAATTTAAATAATCTGATTGGAGTTTAATAACATCTCCTAACGTTTTTACAATATTTTTGATTTGTTCTAGCATATCTTTTTGTTTTAAAGATTTTTGTAAAATCTCAGCAGGTGTAAGAGGGAGTGGTTCAAATGTTGCGTATTCATTATTCATTATGTATTATTCTTTAAAGCATAGTATATCTTGCTTTAAATAACCATATCTTCAGGCATTCTTATTTTTTAAAGCCAAGCGTTTTCTTCTATCCTTCAAGTTTTGTAAGAATTTTGAAAGATATGTTAGGGCTTTTTCTTTTGGGTCTTTTTTCTACCTAATCTTTTATAATAGCTTTCTTCTTTAGTCTCTGTGTTCTAACTTTAAGAGTATTCAAAAGTTTTGATAAATATTCTAATGCTTTTTCTTTTGGATCTTTTTTTACATCTATACAAAGTGTTTCAAGTTCTTCTTTTGTAAATACTTCTTTATAAGATTCATAAAATTCTTGTTCTTTATTATTAAGAATTGTATAATAAAGTCCTAATGCCTTCCATACTTTACGATTTTCTGGTTTAATTTGAAGCTCTTTTATTTCTTTTTTTAAAAATGGAATAGTATTAAAATATTCTGTGTTCTGCCAAATAGTGGCGATTTGCTTACATTTCTCTTTAAAAACATTTAATTCCATCTCACCTTTCATAATATTACAAGAGCCACAACAAGGTTTAACATTATCAGTAGTATATTTACGAATTGTATTATCTACTCTGTCTAAACCAATTCTTCCTATTGATGAATAATTACATAAATAACATGGTTGTTTTAATATATTGTCCCATTCTTCTTTTGTAATTTCAAATTCCATATTTCTTTTTTCTATACTTAGTTTTTTATATGTATTATAATGATTAATATTTTGTGAATAATATTTATTCCATTTCGAATAAAAGTCTTTCGTTGGAATTTGTTCTAGACCTATAATTTTACATTTTTCTAGAAAGAATAAAGGATGATATGCCATTTTCATACGATTACACATTTCACAACAAGATACTGTATTTTCTTTTGTATATCCTTTCGTATTGTCCACTCTATCAATTCCATTTACCTCAATATCTTTTAAATAATGACAATAAAAGCATTCCTTATCTACTAATTCACTAAATTCTTCAAACATAAGTTTAAAATCATAATCTCTTTTTAGTGCTCCCTTTATATAATCTTTAAAATATTTTTCTTTATTTCTAAAATTTTCATTTTTATAATTTCTTTCTCGTGTTCTTTTTAAATCTTGATTATGTTGAACTGTATTACAATGATTACAACGTTTAGATTCTTGGTTATTTAATGTTTTAAATGTATTATATTCCTTTCCACAATCTACACAAATTCTTTTATTAGAGTTGGCTTCTTTTAATACCTTATGAAGTTCTTTTCGTTTATCAAAACGTTCCTTATCTTTTTGTCTTTCTTTTTCTAAACATTCTTCACAGCTTTTCTTTTTCCCATTACAGATATTAAAACATCCTCTTGCTATATCACAATATTTAAATCCTTTTTCTTTTTCTTCAATATAATAAATATCTCTTTCATGCTTTTTACAGAAATCAGTGCCACTTGTATGATGTTTACATCCTTCATGCTTACATAATTGTTTTCCTTCATGTTTCTTTTTTAAACAATCAGCACATGTTACACCATCTGTAATAGTATTATTACAACCTCTAAAGAAGAATCTACACCATTGTTTTCCTTCTAGAACACCATCATCATAAGTTTTATTGCGTTCATGACGACCACAATAACCATTGTCTAATGGTGGAAATTGACATGATTGTCCTTTTCTAGGACCTTCTTGAATAATGGCTTTACATGCCGGGATTGTTTGGGTATCCATTTCTAAAATAGATACGTTATTTTTTTTTAAATGGTTTAATTTTTTTTAAATTTGTGTATATTATTTTCTTTAGATGTAACCCATTCTAAATTGCTTATTACATTATTTGTTCTGTCTTTATCTTTATGATTAACTTGTGGTTTATTATAAGGATTTGGTATAAAGGCTAACGCAACTAATCTATGAATAAATAATTTATTATTCCAAATATTAATTATTTTATAACCAGATTCATTTAAATAACCTTCTGATATACGGTTTTTTGGTGTTTTTATTCTGCCATATGATGAAACATAATAATTTATTTTATTATCAATAAGTTCTGGATTTATTTCTATCCATTCTTCATTTTTAATATCATCTTTATTATCATATTTCCATTTAAATCCATATGCAGATTTATTTTTTCCTGTTAAAGCATTTCTAATTCTTCCTATTAAATTTTTGATTGTTTTATCGTTTATTTCTTGTATTTTTGTCAAATTATTATCAAATAACCATTTTGTAGCTAATATTATTGAATCGTATTTCTCTAAAATCATATTATCCTTATTTAATCTTAATATTTCTCTTCTTCCTGACCCAAATCCAAATTTAATTTCTTTTTTCGTTTCATTTTTATGTGCATGTTGTTCTTTCATTGTATACCATTCTAAATTATTTACATTATTATTAATTCTATTTTTATCTTTATGATTAACTGTAGGTTTATTTTCTAAATTTGGTATAAATGTTTCAGCTACTAAACGATGAACTAATTTATTAAATCTTTTATTATTATCTCCTTTTATACTAACACTTTTATAACTAGACATATTAACTTCTTTAATTATTCTATTTGTTTTTATATTTTTTATTACACCATTATTATTTATTATATAATTACTAAATCCATTTATTCGTTTCCATTCTTCTTCCATATTTAACTAAAATATATAATTTTTAAATTATATATTTTAATTTTTAATTTTTTTTAATTTACTACTTATTTAATTTACTTATTTAATTTACTTATTTAATTTACTTATTTAATTTACTTATTTAATTTACTTATTTAATTTACTTATTTAATTTACTTATTTAATTTACTTATTTAATTTAC